TTGCGCAACGACAGGTCCAGGCCGATCAGGAAGAAGGCGTTGATCGGCGTCACGGCTGGCCCGAAGGCCGCCACGGTGAGGTTGGCCGCTGTGATCGCGACGACATAGGCCAGAAGGGCGAGGATCAGCATTTGCGCTCCGTTTCGATGGTGACGCCGTGGTGCGCGGCGATGAGGGTCTGATGGCCGCCGAACGCTCGCAGAAGGTCGTCAGCAATCTCCTCGTGGTAGCCCTCGCTGATCGCTTCGACGCGCGCGATGATCTGCTCCACTGGGATCACTTCCTTCGTGCGAATCTCAAGCGCGAACTTGATGCGCACGCCATTGACCGGGCAGTTCGCGAAAAACTCGGTGCGATAGATGTTCAAGCGAACACCTCCTGTTGAATGGGAACTGGCGCCCAGGCGGGCGCGCTGTTGTGGGCTTCGATGCGCTCCGCAATCACTGCCGCGCGCTGAGCTGCGGACGGTGGCAGGTACATGCCGAAACGATCAAGGGAGCCGCTGTTGACGGCGGCGTTCGTGCTGTCCGCGCTCGCGAGCGGCAGCTTGGAGAAGATGGCCGGGTCGAGCATGCGCAGGCCGTGCAGCTTGGCGAGCGGCCGACCTTCCGGGCACACCGCGTTCATGGCCTCGGACATGCGGCCCCACCAGGCGGAAGTTCCAGGGCTGGACCACTCGCCGGAAGACCCGAGTGCGACGGTGCGATAGACGCGGCACAGCCGCTCCAGCCGTCCGATGCTCTCGTGCAGGTGCCACACCGGGACGCCCGGTAGACGAGCGGGCCAGTCGCGCAACAGCGCGTCGTTGTCCGCCTCCTCGCCGTCGATCACGTCGGGGATCAGCGCCCAATCGAAGCCGGGATGGCGGTGCCATTCCTCGCACCAGCGGGTATAGCCCTCCACGTCCAGAACCTCGCCGCGCTTCCACACGCTGAACGCGCCGTTGTCGAACACGAAGGACTGGCAGGCTTCGGCCACGATCCCCATGTCATCCTGACGCGGGAACGGGACGAGCGCGTGCCGGCCCATGAGGAATCGGGCAACGTCCTGGCGCGTGCCGCCGACAGGCGTGCCGTGGTAGTGGATCAACACCCGCCCTCCTGCTTCGGCGCGCACGCCCCCACGCCAGAGGCGTCGCGCTCGGCGAGCAGATCGCGCATGCGCTTGGCGAGGTACATCGACTGGCAGCGCCAGCAGCCGGAAACGCCGTCGCTGTCGCAGCGGCGCGGCTTGATCTTCTCGTCCATGAAGCGCAGCGTCGATTCCAACGCTGCGCGATCCTTGATCGGCTCAGCCATTCTTCTCTCCATCAACCGAGTCCACGCCAGCATTGCGCTGCGCGTCTTTCATGGGCTCGCCCTCCAGCACCGTGCTCCATGCGTCGCGCCGGTTGTCCTGGTCCTCGAACACGTAGCGGAACTGCCAGCCAACGCATTCCACCGGCTGCGCCTCCTGCACGGGGAGGGACTGGAGGAGGGCAATCGCAGCTTTGGCGACAGCATCGCGCAGCGGTTCATGGTCGCTAGGCGGAAGTGCGCGACGGGCGCGGATGTATTCGCTCTGCGCGTAGTCGTCCACCAGACTCATAAAGGAGTCGATCTGCGCCCGCTGTTCCTCGGTAAGGGTGTAGGTCATTGTCTTTGCTCCGTAGGGGTGGCCTACTTGATCGTCAGTCGATCCTTGGCGACGAGGCGAGCGCCAGGAACGGTGAACTTGTCCTTGATGGCGCGCCTGATGAGAACCTTGTCAGGCTCGTACTTGGCCGGGACTTCGCGCATGTAGTCCTCGGGGATGCTTTGCGGCTCGTAGATTTCCACCGACTCATCTCGCCCTACTTCCAGCTTTGCGCAGAACGTGCCGTCGTCCGACTTGATGCTCTGGATTCCGCAAGCGGCCATGTGGGAGGCAAGGTAAGCCTTGAGCCAGTCGGAACGCTTGCGAGCCGACTTGACCCGTTCCATCAGAGACTTGGCGTGAGCCTCTACCATGTCAGCTTGCGCGTTGTTCTCCAGAACGAACGCCGCTACGGCCTTGGCCTTGCTAGCCACCAGATCCCGCGCCGCTTCGTATCCCTCCGGCAACTCCCCTGTTTCCGGGTCGATCTGCTCCAGCAGTTCTCGCACTTCCTGAGCAGCTTGGTACAGCGTGATGTTCATTGCGTTGTTCCTTCCATAGCTTCCAGCGAGACTCGCGCTTACGTCCTTCGTTCGTGCAGTCGTGGCACCACGAGGCGAGGCGCATGTTTCCGCTTTTCCGCCGGATCAGGGCGAACCGTGAGTCCGGCAGAAAGCGAAGGCAGTGCGAGCACTGCTTCATGCCGCATCGCGCTCCCTCGGGTCGTTGGCGACTAGGGCATGCGCTTGCTTGTGATGCGGCTGGCAAAGCCAAACCACATCAAGCGGAGCGCTGTAGTCGGGGTGGTGAGCGACGGCCTTCTCGCCACACACCCAGCACGGTTGCCGCTTCAGAACTCCATTCCGGATGGCGCGGATAACCATTGCATTTGCGCGTATCCGGTCTGGAAACTCCTTGCGGTATTTCTCCGCGTAGTGAATGCGGCTTGCCAGCCGGTGATCCTGGGAGGCGCGAGCGCGGTCATACGCCCGAACCTTCTCCAGATTCTCCTGGCGATGCTTTGCCACATCACGCTTGGTGCAGTCCTTGCATTTGTTCAGGTGCCCGTCGCCCATCTGTGCGTGCTTGTAGAAAGCCTCAATTGGCTTTTCACACAAGCACTTGAAGCAGCGCTTAGTAGTCATAGCGACGCATCCGCCGCGAGTTGGACGATTCCATGTCGTACTGCATAGAGGAAGAGACAAAAGGTATGTCTTCCTCCATATCCTCAAATCCAGCCCCAGCGGCTGCGCCGGCCTTCGCGTTCGTGACAGCCTGAGCGGGCTTGTTGCCCCACTCCATGCAGCCGCCGATCTTCTCCTTCAACCAGTCGGGGAAGGACTCGTACATCGCCTTATCGACGTTGTTCACGTCGAACACTTGGTTTTCCATCACCGGGACGGGCTTGCTGTTCTTCAGGGCGGCGGGCCAGCGGGAAACACTGGCGACGTTGGTGTAGGTCTTCTCGCCCTTCTTGTCGTGCTTCACCGTGACCATGCAGTAAGCGCCGAGGAGGGCGGTGATATCGAAGCCGCGCAGCTCTTCGTCGGTGAATGCCTTGCCGCGCCAGCTTTCCAGATCGGCGCGCAGGTTCGCCTTCTTCACGAGGGATAGGGTGTACTGCTTGCTGATCGTCATCGGGTCGCCGTTGTCCGTCTTCAGCGGGGTGCCGTCATCGGACTCGCCGTGCAGTTCCCATCCGATCAGGACTTTGTGCATCAGCTTCAGTTCGCCCATGTACTCGACTTCCTGCGTTCCCATGTCGATGATGCGGTAGCACCGCGCCATGTGGTTGCCTTCGGGGACGGGCTTGAACTCCTTATTGGAGCCGGTTGCGATCAGTGCCATTTACGTTTTCTCCTGCCACAGTAGGTCGCGGCGCACCTTAGAAAGGGGAATGAATGGAGCCACGACGCTGGCGAAGCCAGCGCAGGCGGCGGAACTCGCGCACGGCGGCGCGAACAGAAGCGATGAAGTCGGAGAACATGGGCACTCCTATCATCCAAACCAGATCACTAGCCCCGTACATGCCATGAGGAGAACGAGCACGGATGCGGCGTAGATGAAGAGGGTTCTGGCCTCTTCGGGTGAAACAGGCGATTCGTCCTGAATGGGCTCCGGCCAGCCGAGAGCAGCACGCGAAGCCCATACGGAGTTAGCACACTTGCGGCCCTGGTTGCAGTTGCCGTGGCAGGGAGGGCAGTTCATTTCGCCGCCACGACCGAGATAAACGCCAACCCAGCCAGCGCAATGACACCGATCCAGCCCCAAAAGGCGGTAGAGGCGAATACGCTTCGGCGCGTGTGGTAGACGATCCTTTGCATCACACTCTCCTGACAGGAGGAAGCCAGCCGAAACGCTTCCACGTTTGCCGAACATCCGTTTCGTTGGACGGGGTGTAGCGCCAGTGCGGGTTCTTCAGGTGCTGGACCTGCGACGGGGCGCTCTTTTGCTTGCTGTCGTCTTTCATTGCGTCTTGTCCTCCAGTGCGGAACGGGCGAGGTCGAGCGCCTGATTACTGGTCAGAAGGTTGGAACTGAATCCCCGGCACTCACCGAACGAGAGCCACGCCAAAGACTGCGCGGTTTCCCTCAGCTCCTCTTCCAGTCTTGCGATACGAGCCGAAGAAGCCTCGGTGGCGGCTTGCCAGACATTCCATCCACTACTTGCAAACGCAAGCAAGTACTCGCCATTGACGGGATTCCGCTCCGTGGCTCGCGGGTACTTGCCGTCATTGGTCGCCCACGCCTCAAAAGCCCTCCTCATGTCGGTCATTCGCTCGCCTCCAGTTCGCTCGGCTCAGGCGCTTTCTCACTCACGACAACTCGGGCAGCAGCGCCTTCCCCCGCAATCGTCTTGACCTCGTACACCACTCCGTTGTGGTTGAAGGTGAATCCACCTTCGTTGGGGAATCGGATGTCAGTGGTCATGCTTCCCTCGCCTTGAGCATGGCGTCAGCAACGTCGTATGCGTCCTCAGCCAATTCATCTATCGTCAGCCCGTTGTCTCGGGCAAAGGCCCCGTCCGCAGCGAAGCCCTGCATCGCCTTGGCCGCGAAGTAGTCGCGCAGGGTCATGCCGTTGTGCCCTTCGTAGCGGTGGTCGCGCGGGAACGCCGGACCGCCATCGTTGATCGCGCTCATCGCATCACCCAAAAGAGAAATCCAGCCCAAATCACCGCAGAAACAGCAGCAGTGATCCAGAAGTAAGGAGTAATCAGAGGGCGGGGAGAGTCGTCGTCGCTCACTGCCCCTCCGCTTCCGGCTTCTCAAAGAGCTCTTGAAGCGCCTCCATCACGGTCGATCCGCTGTAGCCGGAAAGCCTGTCGGCAACGCTCATGTTGTCCACGAAGTTGTCGGGAACGCCTCCGCTGTAAGGAGCGATGGCATAGCCGTTCTTGGTCTTGATGATGAGAATCGCGTTCACACCCACTCCTCGCGCATGTCGCGCAGATAGTCAGGATCAGGCTGCAAAGACTCCTCGTGCTCCGACAGAATCTCCGCCTCCAATGTCTTGATGCAGTCGGCGTCGAGCAGAGTGAGGATGTCGATCCTCCCGGCCTTCAGGTTGCCGCTCTTGCACTCGACTTCCACCGCGCACAGGGTCACGTTGGACGGGTAACGCGGCTCGTGCCAGCCATCTCCCGTTGCGCGCTCGTATTCGTAGTGAATCGTCGCCTCCAGATCGCGTGCTTCGTTCCCGTTCACGCTCAGATTGATGTAGCCGGTGGTGGTGGGCATGGCGCGTTAGCCTTCCGCCTTCACCTCGCACATGCGCTGCACCAGCTGCACGGCACTTTCTTGCAGGCGAGCGACGGTAGGAGCTAGCGCGTCCCAGGCGGCGGCCCAAGCGGCGGCCCTGGCGGCGTCCCAAGCGGCGGCCCTGGCGGAGGCCCAAGCGGCGTCCCTGGCGGCGTCCCTGGCGGCGGCCCAAGCGGCGTCCCTGGCGGAGGCCCAAGCGGCGTCCCTGGCGGCGTCCCTGGCGGCGGCCCAAGCGGCGTCCCTGGCGGAGGCCCTGGCGGAGGCCCTGGCGGCGGCCGCATCCTTGCGAACGGCCTCCAGCGTCGGCATGAGCGACGGGCATCGCGCGAAGTCGGTGATCTCCGGCAGCGACTCCAACAGCTTCGCCTGATCCTCCAACTTCGCCGCGCGCAGCCATGCGGGTGTGTGAGTGCGAATGAGCCAGTCGGCTGCCATCGTGGAACGTCGACGTTCAACCGCAGGCGTCGAGCGCGTGCCGACAATCAGCTGGATCAGCGGCTTGAGCAGTCGGTCGCGGTCGGTATCACTCGGGAGCGAGTCGTTCCACGACACCATGAATGCGGTGATGACAGGGCACGCGCACTGCGGGGCATCGCTCCACGGCTCGCCAGCCACGTAGCTCACAGCCTCCATCACGCAGGCATTGAACTCGTTGTCGGTCGGCTCTTCGTGGCTGTTCTTCTTCAGGCTCAGCGCCTGAATCCGCTCGAAGCGTTCCGGGATGATTTGCATTCGCTCTCTCCTTCGTTAGTCCCCTCTTGGGAGGGTTAGGCCCACTCGCGCTGCTCGCGCACATCAGGGATGCACATGGCTTCGCACTCGGACTCGTAGAGGGTTTCCGCGACCTCATCGAGCGAGTCCAGGCGAAGGATGGTGTTGGTGTTGCCGACTTGGGCGTAGGAGCCAGTGCCGATGCTGGTTTGGCCGGGGAGGTAGTTCATGCCGCAACGCTCGCGGATGTACTTCTGGCACTTGTCGTAGCCACCGAGCAGGACAACCATGTTGTTGTCCGTCACCGCGTACAGGTCGCGCGCGCCCTTGCTCTCGGCCCAGCGGGCGGCTTGCCGAATGTTCATCGCGTTAGCCATCGTTTCTCTCCAGTTGCTCCCTCTTAGGGAGGGGTGCGCCATCAGTGGCGCGATGGGAGATATTAAACACGATGTTTAGCCTGATGTCAAACACCATGTTTAACGTCAGCCTTTCGGGTAAACACCAATCAGACGAACGGCAGACGCAAAAAAGCCCGCTCGCGGCGGGCTTGGGGGAGGGGGGGCTCGGTTACTGGGCTGTGATCACCAAGTCGTACTGACGATGCGAATTGTCTTCGCAGACACCGATGCCGGCCTGCTCGCGGAACGTGAACTCGCAGCGCAGAGCGTCACCGTCAGAGGAGGTTGCCAAGACGCGCCCGTTCCCGCTCCCCTGGACATACGTCGTGCCCAGTGTGTTGATGCCGGCGGCGACCCGGGCCCCTGAAAATGCGGTTGCGAACCCTTGGGACGCGATGACGGCACCCCTGTCGTAGATGTACGGTCCACGATAGGTCTTGCCGTTTAGATTGATCTCTACCGTTTTCGACGAGCCATCGGCGCGCCCGGTGCCAACTGATCCCCCGTCGCGCGGGTGTAAGGCAAGGGAGTATGCGCACCCAACAAGAGATGCGCTACACAATAGCATCGCAAAAACAGAGCGCATTGATTCCTCCTATCGCCCGCTCCCACGCCGGGACATGGCCCTGTTACACGCGGTGCTTGATCTTTCTCGAAGGCACCGGGTGGGCGACGTAGTACACCCACACCACCTCTTCAGGACGGTAATTCAGCACGGCCTGATCGTTCCAGCTCCCGAACCGATAGCCATCCCTTCTAGAGAGGAGACGCTTCAACATAGTCTCGCCAGTGGCAAGACGCACTAGAACGTCGTCCTCAAGCTCCGGCTCTGTGGCCGGCTCGACTAGAGCGAATTCGCCCGGCTGGAACCGGGGAACCATGCTGTCACCGACGACAGGCACCAGAAACGCATGAGGGTCGCTCGTTGCAACCTCAGCGTACTCATCCGTAGCTCCGACCGGGTAGTCCCCATCAGTCCATACCCGCTCGGGCAGCCCACCCTTACCTTTGCCCACTACCCACACCTTCCTATAGCTGGATGTGGGGACAGGGTAACTGATGGGCTGGGTAGCTGTCATCCAGCCTTCACCCTTCGTCAGCCAGGCGGGGCTACAGCCAATTTTTTCTTGGGCAAGGATCGCCCCGGCCTTTGAGACGCCTCGGCTCTCCCAGTTGTTCAAGACCTGGGGGCTGGTTCCAAGTAAGTCAGCGACCGCTGACTGCCCCTCCGTCCCGCGCAGGTCTTTGGCGGCCTTGTAAAGCCTGCGCATCGACTCATGCATGCGGCGGATTGTCGCCTGAGTAAACGTGCTGTTGTTAAACGTCACGTTTGACTTTTCGTTAAACGTGGTGTTTAATGGCGGCATGGAGAAACCCAAAACCCCCGACCCCGACTGGGCCCTCATCCTTGCTCTGGGTGGGGCGGCGGCCGTCGCCCGGGAACTCAATCTGCCAGAGAACAGCGGCGCTCAGACCGTGCAGAACTGGAAGTACAGAGGCATCCCGGCACGCGTGAAGCTGGCGCGCCCGGACCTGTTCCTCCACAACCTCAAGCCCCTTCCTAAGCGGCGCAGGACGCCCACTGTGGGCGAGGCCGGTGCCTGACATGAAGCGTTCATCCATGAAGCGCGGCCCTCGCACGAAGCTGATGCAAGCGATCAAGCAAAGAGAGGATCGCCACCCCGTTTCTTTGACCGACTGAGAGGAGTCGATATGAAAGAAGCTATCTGGACCTACGTGGACAGCCTTGACGACGACGGCAAGGTGCAGTTCTTCCAGCGAGGGGTTCCGTACAAGCGCCTGACTCTGGAGCAGATCATGTTCAGGTGGGCGTCGTGGCGAGACTTCAAGTCCTTCGCGGCAGACGTTGGATGGAAGCCAGTGGAGGCGGAGAGCATCGCCTTCCCGTCCGGTGCCGTCCTCAAGACTCAATCCGGCCAGATCGTAGATCGCGTGCAGCCCGAGAAGAGCTTGCTTGCTGGTTTGGCGAAGTCGCTCAACGCGCATCGCGCCGAGATGCAGCGCGCTCCGCTGACGTGGAACACGCGCACGCCGTTCGATCCGTGGGGAGCCGGCTTCGTCGTGAACAGCTCTAGGGCTATCGAGGACGAGTTTCGCAACCTGTTCGCACAGGACAAGCAGAACGAATTCCAGCGCCTGGGCGAAACCTCCGACCCGCTCCACGCCAGCGCGCTCCTCAAGGGCTGATTCATGCAAGGCGAGCGTTCCCCCGCGATGCGGGGCTTTTTCTCTGTCCATCTTGCTCCCATTCCCGGTGTGTTCTTGGCAGTTCGCAACGAGGGCAATGGTGGACAGAGAAAAGGCGAGCAAGCCTAGACCTGACCCACGACAAGTACCACGGAGCTTAGAGAGATGTACGCAGATTCGTCCCTTATCCGCCGCCACACGGTGATGCTTCGCTTCAACGACAAGGAGCGCGATTTGATCGAAGCTCTGGTGAACTACACCGGAGCCGAGAAGGCCGCCTACCTGCGCGAGTTGGCCTTGACGATGGCTGTACAGGTTCTGCATGACGCTGATGGTGCCTCGTCCGCGCAGGAATTGCGAGTCCGCTGAAGAGCACTTCTAGAGGCGCCACAGAGCGACCCTTAACAGCGCCACAAAGTAACGGAAAAGCAAAACGGAGAAGAGGGGCACACATTGCAGGCATCAGAGGAACAGGTCGCCTTCAACTCCAAGGAGCACCAGATCTTGGAGCAAGTGGCGCAGAAGTTGGGGCTTACCGTGGAAGAGGCGGCGAATTTCCTGGCGAAGCAGGCTCTGTCCAAGAGGGCAAATCGCCCCGTGAAGGTGCCGGGGCAGGTCGTTCCTTTCCGACCCAGGAGCAGGGCATGAACCCTCCCACAATGACCGAGGTTACCCGCGAAAGCGCCGCCGATGCGAGCGATTTTCCTAGGTGCGCGCCCCTAAACGGCGTGGGAGGTGTCCGACACGCCGCATACGTCGAGATG